GTGGTGGCTGAAGTGCATCCGCACCCAGTTCCACCTCGACACCGACTTCTCGGGTGTCAACAGCTACGCCAACATCGTCCCCGACACCAACATCGAGATTGTGTGGCTGCCTTACCTCGGCTCGCTGAAGTTCATGATGATCCAGGAGCCCGGCAACCTGCAGTTCCTGGAATACCTGCCCGGCGAGATGATGGGACTCAAGGTAGAACAGCAGATGGAGCTGGTGCGTGCCTGGTCTACATGGAAGGAGGGAACCTCCGCTGCCTTCCTGGGACGCAAGTTCGCCACCAAAGCCTTGCTCGAAGCCAATGCCTACAAGTGGCAGCAGGTGTTCCTCAACAAGTTCTGCGCGTCGCTGGCCAAGGATGCCGTCAAGGCCGATGCCGCCAACGGCTTCTGGTTTGAGACCATTGCCAACGACGGTACCACCACCGGCGAGGGTGCCGAGGCCGTGACCACACCGCCTGCCATCACCGACATCGACCATGCCGAGCAGGGTCACGTCTACATCATCGAGTGCGGCTCGACGACCAACGCCACCACCATCGCCAAGAGCGGCAAGTTCTCGGAGATTTCGGCTGCCTGGGAGCCGTCGGCTGTCGGCGACTACCTGATGGTGGTCCTCAATGCTGCCGGTACCAAGTTCGCAGAGCTGGAGCGCTGCGTGGGCGGTACCCGCACCATCAACTACGACCTTAACCCACACTATGTGGGCTAAGGCCTTTCAACCGCAAGTTTCACCATTCAGAATAAAAGGACTATGAAACAGAAAGTTATCATCAACACCGGGCTTTCCCGCAAGGGTGCCCAGTATGCCAACAAGCGGCAGCGTCAGCTCGTCACCTGCCTGCTGTGGCTCGTGGCCGTCTGCCTGATGGTGTGGGCATGGTGTGAACCCGCCTCTGCCTCTACAGGCATTGGCATGTCACTGGCTACCATGACGATGGCCACCATCGGCAGTCTTGACGACGTCAGCGACCGCGACACCCACGGCTCCGAGATAGCCTACCAGGTGGTGCTCATCGAGATTAGCCAGCTGGCTGACAAGTTCGCCTTTCCGCAACCCGATGCCGACCGCAAGGTCATTATCGGCAAGAGTATCCTCAAACCCGGCGAGGCGGCGCACTACTTCGAGGCACATACGATACCGACACTTGTCACTACCTCAGAGAAAGGCGACATCACCACCAACGGCACCAACACGTTTACCGTCATCATGGGTGGCGACCGTGTGGCACTGAAGAACTTCGTCGAAGAATACAGCGGCGGCAAATTCATCATCCTTTACAAGCACATCAAGGACACCGTATGGCACATCATCGGTGAAGGCGAACGTCCTATGTTGCTGGGTAACACCGAGATGAAGGACGATGCCGACGGCCGCTACACCACGCTGACGTTCACGCGCAACAGCGTCTACGTCGACTGTCTGGTGGAGTGGGCTTCCAGCGGCAGCGGCGCAGAGGCCGTATCAGAGTCTATTCAGGACCTGCTCGAAGGCAATCCCGCCGCCACTCAGGGCAGTGGGACATAGTAACTAACGGCTAATATTCTTCTTTTATGTATAACGAACGCGAACGTTTAATGCATCACCAGCAGCTGCTGTCCCCGGCGTCAGCGGCTGCTGACTTGCAGCTGCTGGCCGAACGCTGCCCGAATCACCCGCAGCTGTCCGAGTTCAGCCTGTCGCCGACGCGCCACCATGATGCCATCCTGCTGGAACTGCTTCGTGTGGCAGAGCGCGGAGACATCGTGGAGAACCGCCTGCGCCACAGCGGCAAGCAGCCGGCACAGACCCGCACGGCGAACGAGCCCGAGCCTGCACCGGAACCCGATGCAGAACCCGAACCGGTTCCGGCACCGCCTGCTGCGAAAAAAAAAGCAGCTCGCGCAAGCAAAAAGAAGACGAATACCCCAACGTAGACTGGCTGAACCTCAGCAACCCTGATGTTCAACAGGCTACGATCCTCTACAACGACCGCATCAACACATGGCGGCGCATGAAGCAGCTCGACGAACTGCTGGAGACCAAACCCACGGAGAAGCTGGTGGCCGAAATGGCCGAGACGCGCATCCGTAACCTCCAGTGCTTCGACGAGCTGCAGTCGTATAATGACACAGGCCGTTTCCTCTGCCGTCACCCCCTACTCTACGGACGCTCAGAACTGGCACAGTACCGCGAGCTGCTGCGCCGCGATCCGGGCGAGTTCCTCAGGCAGCATAAGAACGTGCTCGACAACATCAAGCGCTACAGCAGCTACCTGAAGCGTGCCGACCGTAGTGACCGCCGCAAGCAGGACCGCGACAACCTGCAGCGTTTCCGCGAGCGCGAAAAGCTGATGCAGGAGGCGATGAAAATTGAAAATTGAAAATTGAAAATTGTAAATCGTGAATAGACAGGATGTTGGACGAGAGCATTAAAGACATACTGAAGGACATCATCAACGACAAGGACTCGGAGGCCAGCGAGGTCAACGCTGCCGTGAAGAACCTCATGGAGATAGAACAGCGCGAGCGCGAGGCTGCCTTGCGCAAGGAACTGTTTGGGATATAACGATAACGTTAACGATAACGATAACGAAAACGATAACGATAACGGTATGGCAACGTACTTGGAACGCATTGACCAGCTGAACCCTGACCTGATAGCAGGGTTCTTGGCGACGGGCGAGGGCGACGGCATTCCCGCCGACCTCAGGCTGTTTATGCAGCAGCTGCAGTGGGCGATGGAAATCTACGAGCATGAGCGCAGCATCCGACGCTGTGCACAGAAGCTGCGTCAGCGTGTGGCAGCCACCCAGCTCGTCAGCATGGAACAGCGCACTGCCATAGCCCGTGTCTACGAGGCACTGAACTTCTTCCACGTCGACCAGAACGTCCCCATCAAGGTGTGGGAGGCACTGTATGCCGACCAGTTTGAGAAGATAGCCATGATGGCAGCCATGCAGGGCGACCTGAAGACACAGTCGAAGGCCACCGAACGCGCCCTGGAGTGCCGCCGACGCGCTGCCGACATCAGCGACACCGACCGCTCAATAGGCGTGAAGATGTACTTCAGCACCGACCTGACGCCTGAACTGTTGGGACTGGAGACGCAGAACCTGCGCAAGATAGCCCATAAGGACAACCAGGGCATCTACCTGCGCATGATCGACCAGCTGCCGATAGAGCCGGACGAGAAGAAGCGCCTGTTGCGCGATGCTGACATAGAGGAAGCGGAGCTGCTGAGTGAAGAGTGAAAAAGTGAACAGTGAATAATTTGCTACCGCACGAGGATGAATATTGAAGATTTCGAGAAGTCGTACCTGAACAAGATTCAGATGCTGGCTAACGTCGTCGACCCCAACATGCTGTACTGCGAGCTGGGACGCGCCACGGGCAAGACCGAGGGCGTGATGACTCCGCGCATCATCCGCGTCATGGACTCGATGCCCGGAGAACTGTCATTCCTGGTACACAAGACCGCCGTGGCACTCATCAGCAACGTGTGGCCCAACATCCAGGCATCGTTTGCCCGTCAGGTGACAGTTGGCGGACAGGTACGCCCGCTGTTGGAGGAAGGCATAGACTACGTGGCCGGTACCAGCAACCTGCCCAAGCACTTCCGTAAGCCCCGCTATCCTGTCACCTACGCCAAACGCAGTGTCATCTTCCGCAACGGCAGCCACCTGCAGCTTGTGGCCAGCGACCAGCCGGAGTCGGTGGCAGGACGCAACGCCGTACATGCCTTCATCGAGGAAATGAAGCACAACTCGGGCGAGAAGCTGCGCAGCCGACTGTTCCCCGCCCTGCGTGGCGGTTCAGCCGAAATACGCAAGAGTCCATACTATGCGGGTGTTACGGGCGTCAGCGACACCGCCCGCGTCGACATCGGCGAGGATGCATGGTTCGAGGAATACGAGAAGAAGTCGGACCGCCAGCTCATCAGCGAGATAGCCACGGTGTCGCTGCACCTGAACCGCCAGCTGCTGCGGCAGACGTGGCTGGAACAGCAGCTGCGCGACACCCGCAACCCTGCCACGATGGAGAAGATACGGCTGGAGATGCAGAAAGTGCATCAGGCCATTGCACTGTGGACGCCCCGGCTGACGCGTATGCGCAAGAATGCCGTGCTCTACATCCGTGCCAGCTCGTTTGCCAACAAGGACATACTGGGACCGAAGTTCTTCCGCACACAGCTTGACACCCTCGACATCGACGAGTTCCTGACCTCGATATGCGCCATCCGCCACCGCGAAGTCACCAACAAGTTCTTCGCTGCCTACGACCGCCACCGCCACCAGTTCAGCGACTCCTACAAGTACAGTCTGATAGACAAGCTGTCGCTGAAGGACCACTTCACGCTGACGGCACACTTCCTGAAGCACTATTGCCCGCAGGATGCCCTCTACGTGGGCTACGACCCGGGCAAGTTCTCCAGCTTGATTGTGGCACAGCAGAAAGACTGGGGACAGCAGCTGGACGTCATCAAGGAGTTCTGGAGCTACCAGGCTGACCCGCAAGGCGACCTGGCACGCAGGATGTGGGAGTTTTTCGGTGCCGATATGGTCAACAAGACCGTCCACCTATACCCTGACCGTGCGGGCAACAAGAGCCGCGAGGAACTGGAACAGATTTCCACCGACTCGCGCATCATGAAGGAACGGCTGGAACAGATGGGCTTTTCGGTCATCCTCTACAACGAAGGACAAGGCACCATCTACCACTGGCAGCAGTACAAGCTGCTGCAGCTGCTGTTCGGCGAGCAGCTGAGCGTGCTGCCCAAGATACGCATCGACGAGAACGAGTGCAAGATGCTATGCTCGGCCATTCTGGTAAGTCCGCTGAAGCAGGTCGGCGGCAAGATAGAGCTTGACAAGAGCTCGGAGCGCAAGCACGCACTGAAGAACCAGGCAGGACTGACCACCCAGCTGCCGTCGGCATTCATCTATCTGCTGTACGGACTGTACAGCGAACTGTGCAAGCGCGAACTGAGCTCATACCCCACGGATCTGCCCGACAATATCAGCGTCTGACGACGGAAAAATC